ATGCGTCTTGTATTCCTTCAAATCTTGTTGCTGTCTCTTTGCCCAAGTCGTCCGCATCAAGCCCCTGTGAAGCCATCAACGAGCCTGTTGTTTGCGCCCTTGCTTGATCCCAGTACTGTACGACCTGTAGCGCTTTATCACCGATATACGGAACCATGACCGGCATTAAGTCATTTGCTATCGGCGTATCAGTTGTTGATCTAATAACACCATTAGGCCGCATAACCAGCAAATCATCCATGTTTACATTCTTATTCGCGCCCATCCGAGGATTGTTTACAGCATAGATATTATCATTTACACCGCGAAGAATGGCTGTTTTAACCCTTGCTACCGGCGCCGTGATTTCTGCCCGTGACTTGCCGATGGCCTTATGAGGCATGAGGATAGACGACATAACGGCGTATGGCACATGATTGAACACTTCATTAATCAGAATCACGTCGCCACCACGCATGATATGACGGCGCTCAGATATACCGTCGTCATCGTAGTCAATCAGGACATAAAGGTCTTCAATATCGACCTCTTCACTCGCCCATGTTTCAATCTTATTAGTGTCATCCTTGCCTCCTTCCTGCTCGTCGCGTATATCCTTGAGCCTGGAATTCTTTATGCTGATTGTTGATAGCGGTATTTGAGAGATAGTTTCTTTATCGAATCCTTTTGCTACCAACTCACCGCGAGTCATCAAAGAAACATCGCCAACTAAATCAGCATCATCCTTGTTTGTCACATTCTTTGACATTCTGAAGCTTTCAAGTGGGACATTGCACAGTTTTGCCGGCTTTGTTGTGCGCTCAACTTTGACAACTACTGTGTTCTCTTCGCCGTCACCCTCTTCTTCCCTGACTATTTCGATATTCTTTACGTCTTCACCTTTTAGGCTTTCTTCAAATACCGCTAATTCTTCATTACTCAACCCAGTCTTTTTGTGTTCTTCGACTTCCGTAGTCTCATCAATGAAATACTTAACTACCGATGTTTTATGAATCTCAGCGTTTTTAATGAATCCGTGTAAAACCTCGAATGACCACGGCTGCTCTCTTATCTGCCAATTAACATACTTGGTCTTTTGTTCAGCCTCTTCCTTATCTTCATCGCTGGCTTTGTTTGGTTTGAACTTTAGTATTTCTGCTGGCCCGAGAAATATCCTGGCTAACGATGGCATGTCAGCTTCAACAACGTCCATTACATCATTGCTGACAACCTTTGACCGTTCTGGCATCTCATCGCCGTATGGATTGCCTTCGTACCTATCTAAAAGATATTCGTTTTCAGCAATAAAAGTGGAATTGTTGCCGGTTGCGTCATGAGTCAGGATGTCCAGCTCATGCAGGAGTGTCGCTTCATTCATTGGCATTAGATAATACTCATCTCGGGATAGTCTAGCGGTTCCATAACAGCCTTAACCTTCGGCTTAAACAGGCTCATCATAACGCTATCAGAATCGTTTGGCGAATCTATGCCTAAAGTCTTCATGTCTTTTTTGCTCATAATCTGGATCAGCCCGTTTGGATTGTCTTTTGTCGGTATCCTGCAACATTGCGCCCTTAGTCCCTGCATGTTATCAATTCCATCTGAATCAAAGCTAATCATCTCATCAGGATTGACGTATTCTTTTTTAACAACGCATCTATAGGTATTGTAGCACCGAGTGGCTAAGTCAGTGTAAAACTGCGCGCGGTTGTTTTTGAATGTCTCAGCGTAGGTCTTAGGTTTTGTGTCTTGGTCGCCGTATTGAGGCTGGTATATCTTTTTAGCGTTATCCTGCCCTATTCCAGAGAGAGAACCTCTGAACATGTGATATTTAACATTAGTTCCCGCAAACGCCGTGGATACTTGACGCTTTAACCCAGCCCCCATACCGTCACCATCCCAGGTAAACCAGTCTGAGCCGTGTTGGTGAGCTAGGCCTGTGGCCCAGTCGCACGTTTCATCAATCTCGCCTGTTGATTTGCTTTTGACATATTTAATGATCGAGCCATGTCTTAATGCGTACCAACCGGCGTCATTGCCATCGTCAAACGGGTCGTGAGATGCTATCTTTGCGCCGTGCGGCTCAAATACTTTCTTTAGCCTTTCAATCTTATGCGCATCTATACAGGCGTCGAACCATTCAGGTTTTATTATCGCATCGTCAACGGTATCCGATGGCTCTCCCAGCCATTTATGATCATAGGCTGGCCTCGATAATGCCTCGTAATCTCGCGCCCTCTCCATCTCTAACGCTTCAGGAAACCACGGGTTATCATTGTAATTAATCCAGACGATTGTATGTAAATCATCTTCAAAATACCCGTCGCGCCTTAATTCTTTTTCAAACGGTTTAAAGAATCTCTCTGAGAATGGGTCGTTTGAGGCTTTTAGGTTAGCCGTGAACCATATTTCAGCATTGTTGCCGCGAATAGATGGTGTCATTTCCTCAATAGAGTCATAACTTAGTGACTGAGCCTCTTCAGCCCAGCACAGTTCAGCATCATCAATAGATTTAATTGCCTGAGGATCACGCGCTAATCCCTGATAAACAATATCACCACCGTTAGTATGCCTGATTTCTGTTTGTTGAATATCGAACCCAGGAAGATCCAGGTCTCTGATTTTACGGCTAATTAACGAATTAACAGATTGTTTAATTGATGTTTGGAACTCTCGACAGCATACGGCCCTGCATCCTGACTGATATACCATCCCAGCGAATAAGGCCGCTACTGTTTCTGACTTGCCGCCGCCTCTACCGCCTATCACGACCTTAAATCGTTTAGGCGGTATTAAGCGAAGCATTTTATTCGGTATCTTTACTTCCAGGCTCGACACCCTTCACCATTAGTGTTTTGGTTTCTATTGGGCCACCATTAGGGCCAGTCAATGCAGTCTCTGTCTTATCTTTCCACTCAAAGTTATTCTTGAGGTTGAATATAGCACCTGTAACAGCGTGCCCAGCAAGTCTCTGCTCTAGCGACATCTCCACTCTTTGCCGAGCTGCTTTTACAGTCGGAAGAAATTCATTTTTGTTTTTATATTCTCTAAATGCTCTCGTGGACATGCCTAGCGTATATGCTAATCCTGACATTGCAGGCACAATATCAACTATGTCATTGATTATTAACAGATCGTCGTCACTACAGTCTGATAACAGCTTTACAGAGGCATCATCATCACCAGTTTGATGTGCGCGACAAGCTAAAAAATACAGGTCAATGATTCTCTGCATTTCTTCTGGTTTTTCGTATTTTGGTGGGCGGCCTGCTGGCATAATTCATTTAATCAGTTAATTAATACAAAGTTCACCAAAATATAATGAGGAAATCGAAGCTTTATCAGCTCTTTAGCGGTTTCCAGCCTATCATCAGTAATCAGCGTGCCGGATTTGCTGTGTTTGAACTTGTATCTGCAGACATGCCTCATTACTACCCCTGTACCAATATAAGCAAAGTTTAATGATTAATCAAGCGGTTATCAAAAACTGCAGCCTGCTTTTTCATCACTGCCCCACGTAAAACCAGATCAAAAACAACTGGTTTATTTTTGTACCAGTTATTTAATGTCTGCACTGATTCCCCGCTGATTTCAGCGAGTTCAGCCAGGCTTTTCAGCCCAGCGGCTTTGCATTTTTCTGACGGTTTCATTTATAAACCTAGTGAATTTCTAACAGCTATAGTTTCAAAATCGCCCTCAGTTAAAGGCGCTCCATCACAATCGAGGATTACATCATCGTCTGTTATGCCATAGGTAGTGTTATCAAATTCATAATTTGTACCATAGTCAGTACCATCTAATTCAACCCAACGACGGCCATCATTATTTAATTCTTTTACAGTAACGTTTCTCATGTCTTTCTCCGTTTTTTGGTTTCGCCCTTTGCTCAACCTATGACTATATATTACTATAATAGTTTTAGTTAATCAAGCCTTTTACTACAAATAAATCAAACTATTTTAGTTATTACTGCAAATAGCTAACAAGGCAATAAACGGGGACGTAAAAAACACGCCGCTTAGTTAATTCATTATATTCCTTTATCGTCACCGTATCTTTTTATCGCGTCCATACCCGTCAACTCTGGAACAATA